AGACTTATCATCTACCTTACTCTCTTTCGGCTTTTCAGCGTGGGGAGTGAAGGCTGTTTCTTGAACTTGAGCTATTTTAGTGCTCTTAACACTCAATTGCTTAGCCTCAAGGTCTAGTTTAAGGGTTTCAATATCTACTTCATGTCTTAACTCATCATCTTTTACAAGCTGGTCAATATAGTCATTTGTGATATTCTCGAAATAAGGATTATTTTGTAAATCTTTTGCTACTTGTGACTTTGTTAACACGCCTTGATGTAAATAAAGTGAATAAACATCTCCACGAGCTCTTTCAGCCTTCGCTTCTTCTTCAGGTGTCTTTTGAAATATGGAATTCCACTCAAAAGAAAGATTATATTTATTCCCCCAACCCAAGTGTATAGCCATTAAAGCATCAATAAACTTAAGTTTTGGGTTAAAATCAATAACCTGTTTAGATTGGATAGTATCATAATAGTTCTTCATATCCATTCCCTGATGTGTTATAGAGAACGCTGAAGCACTATCACCTAATATTCTACCTGCAGGTACATCTGAAGCTGCTGTAACCATAACAAGATACCTATCTAGTATAGACGGTAAACCCTGTAATTGCTTACTTTGAACTGAAACCTCATCTTCAGAGTCAATTACCATAAGATTTGTAGTAGCTTTTAATTGTTTTGTTAATTGCATCCTCTTAATAAGAACTTTTGTCATCTCTGGGTTCTGTAAATAGTCCATGAAACCCTTAATCTTGTGTACATCTACATTATATTCTTGTATCAATGTTAGAATAGACTTTGTAAGGACATCAACGTTAGTTAAAGGCTCATAAGTACGGTTAAGTACAGAGTCGTGCCAGTAACCATTACGCCTATAATCATGGAAAGGTATCTCAGTACCATCAAAACGTATTATTCTTGAGTGATGTATTGCTATACCACTCTCAGCAAACCTATATATTTGTGGTTTACCGTAATTTGGGTCTAATGGATTAGTTATTATTTGGGGTCCAGGCATAATCCTAGTCAAATCGACTACTTTCATATGCCTTATACAACCTTTCTTTAATAATCTCCAATCTAAAGGTGTTTCAGGTTCACCTGTATCCTTTAAATCTAATACAAGAGCTGATCCACCATATAACCTAGCCATTTTATGAGCAAAGTTAAAGTAGTATCTAAGATTTAATTCATTTTCTAAGTTTTCAAATGTTTTAATATCCTCTGGGGATATTTCGTGATCTGTAAGCCTTCGCCATGATCTCGTCATGTCGTCTGGAACAGCATCAACTATAGAACCAGCTATCCAATTCTCTCTATATAGAGCCGTTAATTGATGAAAATCAAATCTAAGTGCTCTAGTTGTATCAAACCGAGTATTAGTAGCCTTATCTCCTTGTGAGTTACCTAAACCAGTAATAAGATTGGATAAAGTATCCATGAGAGTAACATTCTCAGATTCTCTTGAATCTAATATTTTAGCCTCTTCAAACCCATCAGGTCGTTCTGTAACATTATGACCGTAGTCTGCCATGTATACCTCCTATCGTTATAACATTGCCTCTGTCCAAATATTTGAGTTATTAATTACTAAGTCAAAACAAGCACTAATCAAAACATCTGTGATGTCATCATGCTTATGTGCCATAGTTGGACTGAATGAACACACTTCTATTAAGAATTGGTCAACCCATTGAGCGTTTTCGGGAATATAAACTCTACCTGCTTGACACACAGGTGCAGCCGACATAGCTTTTGAAACTTTATCTCTATCTGCTTGAACTTCCCTAACTATTAACCCTGGAACTCTGTTAGCCTGTTGTATCAGACCTGTGCCAGAAGCTTTATTTTCTACAACAGCACATTGTAGACTATACTTGAAAAGTTTATTATCTACTTTCCATTTTTTATAAAATTGTATGAACTTATCCAGTAACTCAGGAGATTCCCATTTACCTCTCAGCATGTCAATTAGGTACATATCACCATTTTTAGTATATGCCCAACACTGTAGTACTGAAAAGTCATGATGTTGCCCTGTCTTCATTGCTGTATCAGCATAAATTCTTAAGTATTGTATTTCCGAGTGAGGAACTTCATTATAAAGTTTAAACCACTCTCTTTTAAAGATTGAACCACCCGCAGGAACAGGATCACCCATATACTGTGAACTAAATGTATATATATCGCCCTCTTCCATTTCCTTTAACTCATCCAAGTCAACACGAGTAGACCATAGAGCCTGTTGCTCACCTTTAGGTACTTTAAAATCGTACTCGATGGGGAGTGAATGTGTGTAAAGTTGGTCTTTGTACCATTTTTCTGATCCAGTATCGGATTCTAATATAGCAGGTAACATTAAGTAATGAAACTTCTCACCACTCCCTCCATTTAGAAGGAACCCGCACATATCTGAACTGTGTAACCTCTGTTGTATAATTACTATTGGTGTTTCTTTACGCTTAGCCAATCTAGAAAGCAATGTATTGGTATATCTATTATTAACACCCTCTCGCCTAGTCTGACTATAACTGTCTTCTGGTTTAAGAGGATCATCTATAACCATTAAGCCTGTGAATCCCTCATCTAATGTACCTGCACCGAATCCTGTTAAGGAACCACCTGTAGGAACAAAGTGAGCTGTGCCTCCTTCTTTAATACCCCAGCCATTTAAAGCTGATTTATCTTTTCTAAGTTGGAAGCCAAATAGATCGACAAACTCTTCTGAAAATAGTATATCCCGAACACCTGTAGACATTTCTCTACAAAGTGAATCTGAGTATGTTGTTTGTATAATTTCTGCTCGCCTATTACGGACATAAGCAAACGCTGTAAGCATTACCGACACCAATTCACTATTATGAACAACTAGACCATTACCTATAAAATTTTTATTATCATAAACATCACTATCTATATCTAAATGGTAAACCATTTGAACACCTTGATCTTCTAATGAAGATACTTGGTCATAAATAAAGTCATCTTTTTTAAAAGATAGCTTACTGCTATCTATTTCATTTACAATTCTATCAAAGGTGTGTTCTGTTACAACTTGTCCTCTAGTCGTGGGGAGTGAATCCCATGTCTTTTGCTTTTGGAGTAGATCTAAATTACTAACTAACTTTTCAGCATAGACCCGTGAAACAACTGTTGTGGGGCTTCCAGCGAAACCATTCTCATGTGATGAGTAGTCTGAAGGTACCCCTACAGTATCTAAGAATAAAGAAACGTCTTTTGCAAGTTTCTCACTCCCCAAGGTAATACCAAGCGATTTATTATATGTAGAAATAAATCCATCTGTAGCATACATTAAAGAAAGAAATCTATATTTTTGATCTAAAGGGAGAACATAAAACTCTTTCGGTAATTCTTTATCAATAGAAAGCTTACCTTCTAGTCCCCATTTTTGGACAAGACGAGCTGCAGTACCTTTTTTACCGCCTAAACAACTGTAGTGCCCTTCTCTATACTCTTTTAAATTTATACCTAATCCATCACACGCACTTTTGAATATAGAAACAACCTCAGGGTCAAAATTAGTAAACCTAAGGTTTTTCCCATCTTTAAATGATGTTCCACCTTCAAAAAGCATTAAAGTTATAAAGTCAAGTTCATTACTATCTATTCTATTATTAGTATCTAGTTTTGTGTTAAGACGCATAATAAAGTGTTGTTTTGTTAAATCCTCGGCATTGACCCAACCTCTCTGTGTAAGTACAGGATGATCTTTAGAAAGTTTAAGTGTTCTACCAGATCTTGTACTAATCTTAATAGTTTCTTTCTCAAATGCTTCAGTTTTTCTAATATTTTGTATAATTGCTTTACCTTCAATATAAGAGTAAGCAGAATCCTGAGTTGTTATATCCTCTACATTCTTATATCCAGAGGTAGTCAATACCTTTTCCCCACCGACTAAACATTTGCTATGTCTTGGCGGGATTACCATTATTAATCGAGTTATCTTACCATCGATAACCTTCTGTAAGGTATCAATAATAATTTCATGATGAGGCTGGAATATAAAGTTACCTCCACTCCTGATCTTAAATGAGAACTTAATAAACTGTTTAAAGTCAGTAGTTATTACCTCTTTCAAAGCACTTTTCTGCTGGGGAGTGAATCCTTCAATCAAACTCATGAGAAGTTACCTCCGTCATAATGTAGATTGTCTTCATCATACTCGCCAATGTGATAGTCATAGCGACAAGATAGAATATCCTCAAGCTCAGCCGTAACTGTGTCCTGTAGTATTTCTTCTGTATAGCAACCGATCATCTCAAGATCAAAGTGTATACGCTCTCCATCGGGGAGTGAACCTCTTATACGTGCTTCATACGAACCCTTTTCATCTAAAGGATCTATAAAGACTGTTATATGTTTAGTTAATTCTTCTAGTTTCATCCGTTCAAACTCTCCATTAATGCTTTAACAGGAGCCAAATCGTCTTCACTAACCTTTCTCTGTTCGGGTTGAGCTAATACTTTATACTTGTTTTCATCTACCTGTAACTTAAGTACGGTATCGACAAGCGATGTAAAATCCCTAACTTTGTTAGATTTGACAGACCTCTCTATTAGAGCAGCCGTTTTCAAAAGAAGTGTTTTCTTATCTAGACCAGCACTAAAGAGTGCATTAGTCATTAGATAATTATATCGTTTAACGAATCCTTTACGCTCAAAATAGCGGTAAGGTGCTTTTGCAGGATAATTTGGGTTTTCAATCATTGGAAAGAAAGCCTCTTCATAAGCCTTCTTCCGATCACCCATATTAAAGATAATCCTATGGATATATTCTTCCTGCAATGGATCAGGTAGTTCTTTAGATCCATCATAGTTGTGTGGTAGTTTCCCTCTAAGATCTTTTGATCTCTCTCGGGTAGGATAACCACAATCCTCTACTATTACTTTTTTTACCATTTCCGTCTCCTCTCAAGTCCTCCGTATTCTGTGGAGCATAAATGTAGGAAGCACAATCAACGAAAGCACTCCCTACGAAACGGAGGTAAAATGAACTGAATTGGAAGTCAAAATGACATTGGTCACTTGGCGACTCCTTCTCCATTATATGCTAGGTTTACTATACAGCAAAATAGCATGTGCTAGTTTTATCCGTGGGGAGTGATGTACGCTATATATGGTGTATGTGGTATTTGGAAAATAAGGGTAAAAGTGGTCAAAATGGGCATTGTGTTACAGAATTACAGAATTACAGGATTTTCAGGTTGGCTGAGAAACTGTGTTTTTTGGGTGTTTTTGGGCAAAGTTGAGGGCTTAACTGCCCTTTTTAGCACTTTTTTTATTTTTCCCTACTAAGCACGATATTTCTGTAATTCTGTAATTATCTTATATATAGGGGTTTATTTAGTAAATAAAAGAGATAAGAAAGGATATAGAGCACTTAGAGCACAAAAAGAGAGCTAAAAAAGTGTTACAGAAATTGAATATTTTTGTAATTTTTTTGTAATTAATTGGATTTCTGTAATTAATTTGTTACAGAAATTATTTTGTGTTACAAGAATTAGGCTGTTTTGAAGTGTTTTTGTAACGGGTTTTCAGCTAGTGGTGCGATTAGGTAGGTACGCTACATATAGCGTAGGTGCTTATTTATTATTTTATTTTTTTTTGTGGACTGTGATGTTCGACCCCCTAATATAGTTAGTCCCCCCTAACATAGTTTTAAGTACCTAATGAAATTAGCCTCAACTAATAAAATTAGTCCCCCCTAACTAACTTAGTTGCAACCAACTCGCTTCGCTCGTCCTACCTGAATTAGTCTAACCTAATCCAATTAACCTGAACAAATAAAATTAGTTGCACCTAACAAAATTAGCTATAACTTCCAGTACTAGG